ATCGAGGAGCCTTCCCATGATATAGGTATCCCCCGCGACATAATCTGCGCCTCCGGCAGGTGGTGTGCCCGTCAGGCGGTTGTACGGCAGTTTCCCCATCGTCCCTGAATCAATGTGGGGTACCCAGTTACCAGGCTTAGCGGTCGTCTCTGTGTAGCCTAGTTCCAGGTTGCTTGTACCTGCGCCGATGGCTGCACGCGCTGCCGCCGCATTAGAGGCTACGAGCAGATTCTTCCCTATAGTGGATGCGTTGCTGATCTGGCTAGTCGTGTGCGTGTGATTCGCGGCCGCGTACGCGCCATTGTGATTGTGGCCCGCTGCCGCGTACATGCCAGCGTGACTGTGACCCGCCGCCGCGTACGCGTTGTCCGACTCGTTCTTTATTACCGCACGCATCTGCTGGAAAGTTACGCGACGGCTGTTACCGCCGTCGTTGACCTCGAACTGCTGCGCGTCGTTGACGTTCGGCGCGGCAGGTAGGTCAGAGATTTTCATGTCTGCCAAGGGTTACTCCTGTAGATGAGAACGCACGGGGAGCCATAGTCCGCCGTCTTTGGGGAATACTTTTGTCGGTATCTTCCACTGGCCCGCGTGTTTAACGTGCGGGGCGAGTACACACCAGACGCCGTACCACTTGGTATATATCCGGTACGCAGGTTGCACGACAATAACGTCGCGCCCTGCGGGACTCTCTTCAATGATGCGGATGCCGGGCGACTGTGTACGCCGTATCTCCCCGGCTTCAGTGATCCGTCTGATCAAGGGATCATCACGCCCGGCTGTCAGTGTGGTACCTGCCACCAAGTGCAGCGCCACCGGACTGGTCTTGGTTGCGAAGACTCCCGCTAGTACCGTCTGCACCGCCATGTCCGCTGTCACCGGGCTGATCTTCGACGTGAAGACTTCCGCGACCGACGTTTGCGTCGTCATCTCTGACGGCGCGTACCGCCGCCGACGTGAGCTGGCGGTTATCGTCGTGTTGGTCATCAAGCCCAGGCTAACGGGACTGGTCTTGGCAGCGGAGGTTCCGGCGAGTACAGGCGTCGTCTCTAAGACTGCGGACACTGAGCGCACACGGTCAACCGTGCCACCAATGATCTGGCTCTCTTCGGTGATACGAAGAGCGTTCGCTTCTGTCCGCCGCGGCTCACCTTCTTCCGTGATCCGCTTTGCCGAAGGTACGTACGGGCCGACGATGATCTCAGGGCTGGCGGATAAGGTTAGTACTGCATCTTGCATTCTGTCAGCCCCTCCGGTATTAGTTCACGTTAATTGTGATCGCCCCGGTCTGAATCACCAGCGTGTCGCCATTCTCAATCAGCTTGCCGCCGCCCGCGAGCGCGCCTTGCCATAGCAACTGTCCGGCTGTTTGGTGGTCGTACAGACCGATGTGGGTGATCGTTCCCCAATTGCCGCCCGTGGCGGTGAAGTTCACGGTGTCGGTGTTACTTGTGCTGCGGTTGGCAGCACCGGAGAACGCAATGCTCTGACGCGAGTAACCGTTACCGGAGACTTCGGTACTCGGGGACGTGAAGAGCGCGACACGGATGGTGGTTGGCCGCGTGACGTTCGATGACGTCATCAGCCAGGTCAGGAAACGATTCGCACCGTTGGTGGTTAAGTCAGCCATTATGGGCCTCCTGTTAGAACTTGGAACCAGATGTCGCCATCCTTGCCGCCCGAAGGCAGATCAGTGGAGACGGTGAATTTCGTGTTGATGTCGTGCCAGCGGTCTTGCGCTTGGTTGGCGGCATCGACTGCCGTGGTCGCTGCACTCGTTGCCTCTGCCGCTGCGGAAGTTGCCTCGGCCAGTACAGCATTCGCGGTGTTCAACGCTTGTTCCGAACGCTGAACGGCGTCGGTGACGGTTGCATTGATGGAATCGAAGCGATCCACCATTTCCGCAGCAGCGAACACAGCTTGCTGGGCCGTCATGTCGAGATTCTCCTCATCCATGACGGCCCCCTCGGTGTAGTCCACGAGCGGGGTATCTTTCGGGGTGTCGCGGTAGACCACGACGTACTGGCCCGTGGGGATCACGTCACTGGTCGTGACTTGATTCGGGCCGATGAGTGTGAGAACTTGGGGATGCGAGGTCGCGGAGACGGGATCGTAGCGGTACGCCTTGACGTGGGCCGGATCGATGTACCCACCTGCAAAGTTGAACTCCCAGGGGCCGGTGGTACCGTCCCCGTGGAAAGATTGCATAGACCGGCGTTCCCCATCCTCGCCCGCAGCGTGTAGCCACGGCAGCAGAACATTGGAAGCCATAAGGTTCACTTCTGGTTGGTAGGCGGCGGGAAGCCGCTTGTGTCTTCTAGGGCACTGATTCGCTAAGGCATTGATTGCATGGATCAATCCCGCGTCATCTCGTTCGATAGGTACGACCCGAGAATAGAGTTCCCGCCCGGTGCGACACGAAAGAGGCTGCGGATGAGCTGCTTGTTGTCCTCGCTCTGCCCCGTGATGGCCGAGCCGAACTGGCTACCCGCCCGCAGCAGATTATTAGTGAAGCCTAAGGCTGCGATGGGTGAGCCGCGCTGCTGGTACGTATCACCGCCAAGGAAAATCTCACCAATCTGGACGAGTTCAGAGGCGAAGCCACTGGCGTTCATCAGGTTCATGATGCCCGTCGCCATACGGAAGGCCTCGGTGTTCCTCTCGATGTACTCGCGCTTCTTCTCCTCATCCATGCCCGCTGTGTTCATCTGCAAGCGGGCGTAGTACAGGGCAGTTGCCCACGTTGCGCCGAGAACAAAGGATGTCCCTGTATTCACGTCACCGATGGCTAACCCTCGGGCTACCTGTTTCTCTGCGGAAGTGAAGCCGTAGCGTCTGAACTGGCCGAACAGAGCGCCGATGACGGTTTCCGTCATCCACATATGCTGTTCGCCCACTAGTGCCCGCTGGAAGACCTGGTACGTAACGCGGTGTAGCCCGTCGCGTAGACGATCAGCAGCCTCCTGATCGTCCCATTGATCCCAATTGAGCCGGTCGCCGCGCTGTCGTCCCGCATCGTGCTTGTCCAGTTGAGACTTGATCCGCGCCATCATGGCGTTATCCAAGCCTAAATCAGCTATACGCTCCTTCGTCATCCCGCCGCCTTCGCCTCGGATCGTGCGCAAGACACCCTCGGTAACGACCGGCAGGAATCCCTTGTGCAGGAACTGCTGGACGTGATTCGCACCGCTAATGTAGGACACCGCTTGCGCCGCCCGCTGGCTCATGCGATTCAACGTAGAGCCGCTCCCCACCATCACGCGCCCCGTGGCGGACACGTCCGGGGTCAGGCTCATCAGCCGGTAGTCCTGCCCGAGCAACCCTGGTGCGTCCGTGGCGAACTGTTCCACCAGCGCTGTGTTCTTAACGAACCCTAGGCCCAAGGAAGACACGAGTCCACGGATACCAACGGCGGCGATTATGTTCGGAATGTCCGCAATGATTGACAGACCCAGCTTACCCATCATGGCCGCGAAGGTGAAATTGCGCAGGGTGTTGAATGCTGCCCGCTCGTGGTTGCGTAGCTGCCCCAGACCGAAGGAGCGGAATCCGAAGTCGATACTGTCTTGCTCCGCTTGGGTTGCACCATCCATCCGCGCTGCGTGTACGGCTGCCTCTGCGTCAGCCAGATCAATGAACCCTTTGCGTGCCAGCGCATTCAGTCCCGCCCAGCGGTGCGCGCCGTGCGTCACCTGGCTGATGGCGTTGTAGTTCATGAAGTCCAGGAGCGACACGCCGTTGACTTCGCGTACCAGATCGAGATCAGTACGGCGACGGTCTTTGCGGATATCGCCCAGTTTCTCTTTGAATGTCTCGATAACTTCAGGCGTGACCTTCGTGCCTACGAAGTCCTCGTTCAGCAAGTCCGCCGCGATCAACTCGAAGCGTTGCTCCATGCTGTCGATGCGCGACTGCGGGTCACGCATGATGGCTTGGAGCTTGTTGTCCACCTGGTTTTTGACCTGCTCCATCATGCGCGTGCGCAAGGCTTCGGCGTGCTCAGGCAGAACGGGGCCAGCGTCGGCGAGATCGTCCAGCGCGGGATCAACAATTCTCTCGACGTACTGCTGCGTCAGATTGTCGTAGAAGGCTTTGAATTGTGCTGGATCTTCACGGTACACACGGGAGATTTCATCCCACCGCCACTCGTACGGCATGTGTCCTACGAATCCCATACCGCGCACCTTCTCGGCCATTGGGTTCCCTGCCAATTCCCCGTCTCGCGTCACCTTGTCGTAGAAATCGTCCAGCACCTTGGCGGCGGCCTGGATGTAGTCCGGGGCCGTGGATTCGTGCTTGACTCCGGCTTGTACCGCGTTGCGGTGGTTCAGACGTTCTACCGCTACGTCACGCCATACGCGATTCTCGGCGGCCTTGGCCCCTCCGAACATGTACTGCGTCTGCTCCCGCGCCGTCATGCCCTGCACCAATAGCTTCTTGAGTTCAGGGATGGCTTGATGCTTGTAGCCCAACTGCATCTGTTCGTACTGGATCGCTACCGAGGACTCACGCTTACCTAGTCCGGTTGCGGACTCGAACAGTTCTGCGCCTAGACCTCGCGCCACCTTGGATTTACTGATCGCCAGCATCAACCCTGGCGAATCGAGCCAAGGCTTCATCCCGTCCTTTATGGCAACGGCGCGGGCTTCCTCGTACCACTTCTTGAGTCGTGCTTGTTGTCTCTGGCCTTCAGGGTCTACGGTCTCATCCCGTGCGAGCATGCGATCCGTGATGGCCTGTACTGCTGGTGTCTTGCGGATCTCGACGCGATCCGCGTCCGGTGTGCCTTGTCCCTCTGCCGTCTTGGAGAATCGCGGTGCACCTTCGGCGGTACGCACGTCGGCCCTGCGGGCCGCTTCCACGGAACCTTGCACCAAGCGTATGATCTCGTTGGCGGTCATCCTCAGATTCTTAAAGAGCGGTACGTGCTCGCGCAGCCACGCTCGGATACCCGCCAGGATGCGCGCCAGCGGCCCGAGCTTCGTGTTCTTCTCGGCGAAGTACCCCAAGGCTTCTTCCAGCACCAGATTGGCGGGTGTGTCCTTCGGCACGGCGTCCAGGGCTTCGCGCACGCGGGCATCGGTTCTAGCGAGGCGTTCGACTGCGCCCAAGACGCTTGCGTACTTCTCGCTGCCCAGCGTGCGCTCTAAGCCGTAGTGCACGCCGATTTCGTGGGCGATAAGCCCCGTGGGATCAGCGGCTTCCTCGGGTGTTAAGCGGCTGCGCACCACGTACACCTTGCCGTCCGTGGGCACGTACACAGCCTTGGCGTCGGCGGGCAGTCCTTCCAACTCGTCGGCGTGCACTTCTTCGATCAGACCCTGACGCTTGAATTCCTGATAGCGTGCGTGCTGAATCCCTCCGAACCCGTCGTCGTTGGTTCCGCCGCGGGAGAATAGGACACCCTGCTTGCCTTCATCGCCTATGTGCAGACGTCGTGTCACAGGAACCCGCCCCTCGCCCATGGCACTGACACCTGCGGGTTGTGGCTCTGTCCGTGCTACGGGATCCTGTGAACGCGGGGTATCCACACGGGAGGCTTCGTCCAGCCGGGACTGTAGCGTGTACTCCACGTCACGGGCGGCGGAATCCAACATGGCATCTAGCACCAGTTCGGACTCCCCTTGCGCCCGCCGGGCCGAGCGCACGGCCAGCACGCCGCCCAGTGCCCCCATCCCGGCCCCGAACAGAGCTTGCGCGGACACATCGCCCCATGAGAACTCTTGGTTGTCGGCTTCACGGATGAACGCTTCCGCGATCACGTTCTCCACTGCACCAGCCCCTGCCGTTCGGCGCAGAAGGCCTACATGGTTCGCTTTTGCTGCTTCTACGGCCCCTCGGGCGTTGGCTACCTTGGCGCTCTCGCCCGCCGCACGCGCTGCATTGCGGGCAACAGCCGCCGCACTTGCTGCGCGGGCACTGGCTACTGCCGCACCTGCGCCCACCGAAGCCAAGATAGCAACGGGATCCGCCATGCCGCCGACGAATCCCATCACAGTGTTCCCAATGCCTGGCGTGTTGGCGGCGCGCTCGAAGTAGTCCTTGCGCTCGGCGGCGATATTCAACCGTCGCTCGAAGTCCTCCTGGTTCCGCGCATCTTTCACGAAGTCGGTTAACTCCGTGTAGGGCAGGATCCCCGCCTTGCCCATCCACTCGAACTGTTCATCGCCGATATTGAAATGGGGGTCAACCTCGCCGCGCTGGAACCAGTCGTAGACGCGGCCCGTGACGTTGTGTTCAACGGCATCTAGGAACGCATCGTCCATCCCTGCCCAGCGCAGCGTCTGGGCGATCTCTGCGGCTCCTTGCGCCTCTGCGGCATGCTCTACGTCACCCGCCGCATTCCAGGTTCGCGCAAGGTGATCCTCGCTGCCTGCATCAATCACCGGCTCGCCGGGAGCCTGTGGGTTCGCGTGATAGCCCGCGATGCGTGCCTGTTTCTTAGAGAACGATGGCAGGTTCTGCGTGGCCTCGTATACGTCTGTGAGTTCCATTCAATCTCCTGATGGTCTGCGAGAACGGCGATAGACTGTTGCTGCGCCGCCGGGGGTAGGGGTCACAACCAGCGTGCTCTCTTCCCGTCGTGTGTAGTCCCGCTTCATGTTCTGTTTGAATCGTTCTAACACTTGCGCGGGTTCAATGATGACCATTACCCGGCGTCCCGATTCCTTGTTCTGGTAGTACACCGCGAGCTTCCCTGGCATCCGCTCCCCGCCCACAGATTCCCAATCCTTGTCTCGGAAACGCTCTATATTGGCGGTGTGTGGGTTGCCTATACTGGATTCGCCCGCCTTGTTCTGGCTGTCGATGGTTCGGGAGACGTTCCCCTTGAGAGTGTCGCGCAGCACTCCGCGCACCGCCTGTTGATAATTCTCGTCGGACGGGCTGATGGGGAATCCTGCGATCTGCTGCACAGCGGAGAACAAGGTTCCAGCCCCGCTCTGGCGCGGGTTCATGGGTACGAATGTGCCATCCACGAACTCTCCGGTACTCGGGTCACCGAAGGTTTTATCGAAGGCGTACTTCGCTGCTGAATCCCGCGACAGACTGGGGTTGGCTCTCCACTCCCGCGCTACAGCCGGGGCCAATTCCTCGGTCATCCATTCCTTGGTTGCGTCGTTCAGATCGAGGCCATCCAGTGCGCCGTGTGTAAAGAGCTGGTACCAGGAAGTATCTTGCGAGTTGATAAAGTGCTTGGCCGCGTCTATGTCCGCACGGGTCGTGTGTGCCCCTGCACCGTCTTTGATGCTCTTGAGGGTGTCCACTAGAGCCTTGGGATCGTCAAGGGGTGTACCCGAATCCAGTAATGTCTGCACTTTCGCCGCCCTGTCGGCCCCGATGTAGTTCGATAGGGCGTAAGCGCCGCCGCCTGGTACGGTGAGGAACTTCTGCATCAGGGTTAGCGATTCACGCTGTCGGTCAGTGATGTTCCCACCACCGGTAAAGAGCAAGTCTACGTCCTGCTTGAATCGCGTCTCCCATGTGGGGATACGAAGCTTGCTCTCGTAAGAGACCAGCGCCAGCTTGCCGATGGCGTTATCGAGGATACCGGGGTTACTTCTCGCTGCTTGCCCGATCTCTTCCATCATTCCCCGTGCGTTCATCTCCGACACGCCGGGCGATAACGCGGAAGGGTCTCCACTGTGGAAGGCGCGCTCGACGTTGGTACGTTGGGCCTGATCGTCCGCTAGTCCCTGCTGAATCTTCGCCCATGCTGCCGCCTTCTCTGCGCGGGATCTGCGGAATTGCTGCACCAGTTGCGCCCGCTCGGCGTTGTTGATCATGTTGGACGATGACCCGGACTGCGCCTTGAAGGATTCGTTGTACCGGTCGATGAGCGTATGTAGCGTGGCCTCGTTGGGGAGCGCACCTTGTGAGACAGCCGATCTGAACTGCGCCTCGTCGGTCGTGATATCCGTCAGCGCCGGAGCGTCACGTAGAGCACGCGCAGCCCATGCTTCCTCGCTGTCTATCAGCTTCTGCCGCGCTTCTGGGGAGATCACCTGCCAGACTTCGGGGATCGCCTTCATAGCTTCGTACGCAGCGAAGTTCCCTTGGTGCAACTGGGCCGTCGCAGCCAGGTTCATGTACTTGCTGTAGGCGGCGTCGTCCATACCCGCAGGTCGCGCCAGCCCATCGGTGAACTTCATCACTTCCATCGCCCGCTGCTCGGGCTTATCGGCGAAGCCTTCCTGTTGTACCAAGGTCTTTTGCAGGAGATCGCCATTCGCTATCTGCATAGCCACGAACTTGTCGCCCATGTCCTCTTGCTGCCAAGCGTAGTGTTGCTTCATGTGGGTGGATAGCATCGTCGGCCAATGATCCATCAGCTTCTGCTGCACGATACCGTCCACCAGCACATCGCCAGTGCTACCGATACGGGATGCCTGATCTACCAGGTACTGACGTACCGCGTCTGGCCCCTGTTTACGCAATTCCGGCATGCTCGACATGAAGTCGCTTTCGGCTTGCGACAGCGCCGTCAAGGTGGCCATGGCCTGTGCGCCTTGTACGGTGGCAGACGGGCCAAAGATTCTGGTGTACCAAGGCTGCTCGCGCTGGATATCTTGTAGCGCCTGGCCCTGCGCAACTCGTGACGCCCCGTCGAAGTACGCCTTCCTCTGCTGCGCTGCCATGTAAGGCCCCAAGGCCCCTTGGGTCATCTGGTTCAGCGCGTCCATGGCCTTGTTCGTTAGGTCTGTAGACTCTTGCGCGAACTGCTGGAACTCGCCGCCGGGAGCAAGGCCCGGCGTTGCAACGGGCGGGGCGGTGCCGCCGCCACCCTGCAAGGTGAGCTGCGGGCCAGTCACCGTCTGCGTGGGCTGTTGGAGCACCACGCCGCTGTCTGTAAGGGCAAAATTCGCCATATCTCTCCTACTTCAAAAGGAACATTTGGGAGGTGGCCGGGGGCTTCACGGCGAAGGTCTGGGCAACCTGTCCCCCGCCACTCCCGCCGCCGCCAGCGCCGAAGAGGTTCCCGATACCTTGCCCCAGCACGGAACCAAGGCCACTATTGAGGAGTTGCATCAGTCCGTTACCTTGCGTGTACCCACTCGCCCGGAATGGGGCCTGTACCAGCGGTGCCGTGTTGATGCCGTGGTCGATGGGCGCGAAACTCTGTCCCTGATCCAACGACACGACCATGTTGCTTCTTAGCCCGGCGCGCTGCGCCAGCATGTCATAGGTCTGGTACTGTAGATTCTGGTTCGCCGTGGTCTCTGCCCGCGCCTGGGTGAGCTGCATCGTCTGGTGCAGCATGGCGGCAGATGTCCCACCTGCCCCCGAGGCGGCGGCCGCTGCGCGCACTGCACCCAATTGTTCGGCGGCGGTGATCTGCTGATTCAAACTCCCCGTCACCGCCTGATCTTGCAGACGGACAAGGTTCGTGTTCAGCGCGTTGATCGCCTCGCCGCCCGCTCGCAGCTTGCCTTGGTTCCCCAGGCTGCGCATGAGACCGGACAGACTGGCCTGTGCGACCGCGAATCCGTTGTTCGCCCCGCGTACCGCGTTGGCGGCGTCGGCATTGCTCTGGCCCAGCATGTTCTGAACCTTGGCGTTCGCCTCATCGACGATCCTTTGGGCCTTCGCGGCGCTGGCCGACGCTGCCTGTCCGAAAGCAGACCCCAGGAAGTTCAGCCCGCCTGAAATGATGGTTCCCCAATCCATGATTAAACCCTCCTAGAATTAAGGAATAGCTGGCCCGTCCATTCCAGGCTCGTGATCGTCATCGGCAACCACGTTCGAGACTTGATCTCAATTGCGTGCTCGTTGTTCGCCCGACCCGCAGACACTGCCAGCGTGGCGGTACTGATCGGCTGGTAGCCGACGAGGTTGCCGGAGTTCCCGACAATTCGCCCATTGAATGACAGTACCGGTGTTGCCCCGCCTCCCAGGAGCAGTGCGCCGTCCAGCCCGCCTGTATCGGACACGGACAGCGTGTACCGCGTTACGATCAGGCGACCATTGGTCACGGCCTTGTCGTTCTGATCGCGCACGAATGGTGGCGTGAAGGTGACGCGGGAGTCGAACGGTACGCCTACCACCGCATCTTCCCGTTCCCTCGCACCCCACATGGGCCACACAGCATCGAACTTCCCTGTGCTCTCGCCCAACCATGCGTGTTCCACCGTGTCCGGTAGAGCCACACAGCCATCAGGAACAGCAGGTAGGTTCTCCCTGCGAATGGTTCCTACATTCGCGAAGAAGTCCCAGGCGGCCCGCTGCATATCTAGATAAGGCCTCACGGAAAGGTCGCCATCCATGACGAATCGTTCGCACGCAACCCAGGTGTCCTTCCCGTCCCAGCGCAGCATGTACACGAGAATAGAGGATTCATGGCGGGTCACGCCGATGATGCGGCCTACACTGGCCGACCATTCCCAGCGCGACCACGAATCCCACGCACGCGTCTGTGTGCCCGGTTGATCCATGAACGAGTAGACGTACAGGCCGTAGTCGTACCCGTCCGTCCGGACGATCAGCGCGCCGGGCGAAGCCAGCGCCACCATTTCAATAGGTCTGCCCCGGATGTAGCGCACCAATTGCTGCGAGACGCAGTACGTCTCCGGCGTGTCCTGAAAGAGACCGAGCTGGAACTGGTTGATCCGTCCGGCGTACGGTGACGGCCCGCCCTGGTTCTCAGCGGATTCGTACTTGCCGTAGTACAGCAGGTTCCCCACGACTACAGGCTGTGCCGTGGAGGCGTCCTGTTCATTGGCAACGACTGTGACCCCGGCGTTGGTCGGTGACAGCACGGCACGTCCGGACACCACGTACTGCTTGCGCTGCCCGAACAGGAATAAATCCTTCGCGTAAGTCACACTACGTGTGATGGTGTCGTCCTCGGCCCCCAGCGCGTACATCTCAATCGGGTCATCATCCTTGACGGTCAGCTTGGACTGGCGGAACCAGTTGAAGTAGTCGCCCACGCGGGACATGAAGATCGTACCGTTGGCGACGATCACCAGGCGATCCATGAATACCGTCATGTGCGTGATGCGCCGACCGAAGAAATAAGGCACCGCGCCTACGGCGGTCTTATCGCCGCACACGCTCGGCGTGTACCCTGGCACGTCCTCACCGACGAGCGTAGATAGTTCAGAGGGCGATCCTGCTAGATAGAACGTCCCGCCCGCCGCGTCGATTGCGCCTAAGGCGAATACCTGCCCCGGCTCAATGATCTGGGCCGGGCCTTCCCGCCACGTCACAGTTTGGAAATCGGAACTGCTGCCCGTGTCGGCGTGGGCCACCATGTAGTACGGCTCTGCCGCGTTCCTCGGGCGGATGCGCATCACCTTGCCGGGCTTATGCACGGCGGAGAGCTTAGCCGGGTCGTCCAACTCATCGGCCACGCCACGGAACATCGTACCGTCACCGCCGTCATTGGCCGACACCGCCGCCGTGTTAGTCAGCACAATCGTGCCACCCACACGCTCGGCGTCAGTGAATCCCTGCGCGGCCAAGTCGTCTATCAACTGTTGGGCGATATGCTGAGGCGCGATGGATGCCGCCGCGTCGCCAATCCATTTGTTCGCGGTCGAGTTGTACTCGTTGACCCGATCATTCACCTGCTTCTGGTAGTTCGGGTTGTCCTCGAACTCGATGTCCGAGGTATCCAGCAGTTCCGGGTAGCTCGACGCCATCGTGGTGTACACAGCCGTGACGACTTCCTGTGTGTCGGCACGCTCCACTTTCAGCGTATAGGTGCGGCTGTAGTCCCCAGCCTTGACTTCAGCGACGGCGTACTCTTTCGTGGCGGCGTACTGATCGTCCTCGGCGTAGCCCGGCCCCAGGCTCTTGGACGCCAAGACGATGTACTTCCCCACGGTTGTGATCGCGCTGATTCCGCCGAAGAGCCAAGGCTCAAGCGCAGAGGCATTCCCGTAAGCGACGTTCAGGAACTTGCCTGATTCCTTATTCAGCACGAAGCAGAACGGCAGTCCGTCAGTGCTGGGCCGCCCGGCAGCCATGTAGACGATGCTGTACTCCGTACCGTCCACAAAGAAACTGTACTCCCGGTAACTCCGTGCGTACTCGTGCTGCGCGTCCAGTAGAGACCCCATGCCGGGAATGATGCTCTCATCCAGTGTCACTGAGCCATGACGACGGGATTTCCCCTTCACGAAATTGTCTACCATGTTCACCATCTCGGTGGACTGGCCGGGTAGACGGTCGGCCAGCACTTGCTCGCTTACGCCACGTGTCACGCTCGCGTAGCTGCCGGATACTTTCCCCATGCAATCTCCTACCAACCACGGTGCCGGAACCGCGTCATCGGGCGGATGTGGCGCATCTGTAGCTGCACGTTCGGGTTGTTGAACATATTGGCCTTGACTTGCCGGATGTGCTCGGCACGCAGTGTGTTGAAGACTTGCTGGTACGCCGCGCCCAGCTTGTTGTACTTGTCACCGTCGCCGTCGTAGGCGTTCTGGAAGTCCAGCACGGTGCGCGCCGCGATCATGTGCGTGACCAGCATGGGCAGATCGTCGAATGGGATTTCGCGCACCAGTTCCACACGCACGTTCCCGGCGAATTCATAGGTGGATGCGAAGCGGTCGTACAGCCGCCGCCCACGTATGACGTACGCAGTGCCCGTGTCGTTGGGGTTGATGTTGATCGCGTCGTTCGGCACGTACACGAAATTCGTCTGGGAATCCGGGCGCAGTGTTACAAGATCGGTGTTGAACCACCAACCCTTGGCTTGTTCTTGGGTGTTCGTGGTCTTCAATTTCATCAGGGCCGCAGCGACGAACGGATGATCGGCATCGACGGAATTCAAAGGCGTATCGCCCATTGATGCCAGGCACTGGTTCACCACGTCCAATTCAGTTAAGCGCATTGAACCTCCTCGCGCAAAAAAGCCCGACACCATAGGAGGCATCGGGCTTGAACCACCACGTACGCAATGGGTGCGCAGAGGTGGCGGTCGTATTGATTAGGCGGCTTTAAGCAGCCCAGCGTACGCCGGGTTATTCGGCGTGACGCCGAAGGAAAGGTAGGCGTCAATGAAGTGACCTTTCAGGCGCGGATCCCAGAACACGTCCGTCGTTAGCGGGATGGTTTCACCGGCCAAGAGTGCACGTGGGGAGAAGACCGCCGCCACCGTACCGGAGAAGTTACCATCGTACGCTTTACCGTTGCCATCGTTGGACAGGAAGTGGTTCGTCACGGCGGATGTGGGCAGGTTATTGCTGATACGCACCGGTACGCCGTAGGCCGCAAGGTGATGGGTCTCGATCTTGGTACCGTCGCTAGTGATGAACTCGCGGTTCACCAGCCGGTCGTTCTTCAAGAGCGTGTAGTACGCCTTAGGCCGTACCACGATGATCAGGTCGTCGGTAATCGGGTCTACATCCTTCTCTTCCATATCGGTGAAGAGCTGGCCCAGATAATCTTCCAGCGCTGCCGGGTCGTTCTCTAGGCCCGGAGTGGCGAACGTCTTAACCGTGCCGGGCTTCCAGCCTTTCGGGTAGGTGCTCATATCCGAGATTTGCGCCGCCTTGATAGCCTGGATCATGAAGGCCTGATCGTAGAACTTGGCAATCAGCTTGCCGTGTTCGCGCCCGATCTCAGAGCGTGCGTCGTAGCTGTTCTGGAAGTCGTCGATCATCGGGGTGAACGAGCGTGCCAGCACTGTCGTATCCACGGTGAGTTTACTCTTGGCAGCTTGGTTCACCGTGCTGTCCATGTCGGTGCCGGGCACCAGCTTCTGCAGCGTCGATTCGCCGAACCGGTACCCAGTAATCGTGGATGTGCCCTGCACCGGGCGCACGGCGATGTAGTCCCGCATGACCGATTTCCGGGCAATCGTGCCCTCTACAACACCCGTGTACTCTTCGATATGAAGCGCCATCGGATTCGTCGCGGCGGGTGCGGCCCCAATCTGGGGGTTATTGCCGACTTGAAGATTCGCACCCGGACGAGTGATGTTAGTGATGCTAATAGCCATATAGCTCCTTGTGTTCGCGGGTAATAGCGGCCGCGTTTGTGAATTCGGGAAGCACCGCGCTGGCGGGCGCTGTGTCTTCTAGGACACCGGATTGAAGAGGGTTACATCTGCGGCATGCTTCAGCCTCGCCAGGCAGCCCGACGCGCTTGCAGTTGCTGGTACTCCGGGGTCTGCTCGAAAGTGCTACCCTTGGTGCGCCGCAACTCTGCTACCGCCTTACCGTAGGCCACAGGCGAGAGCGCCCCGCCCGATGGGTTCACGGCCCCGCGTGCCGCTTCCGGCTTGACAACTGGCGCAGCGGGCGCATAGGTCGTCCCGGTCGCATTGCGGTACTGGTTCACCAGGAATGTAGCCACAGCCTCGGCCACCACCCCGCCTTGCACCAGCGCCGCATTCACCGCCTCTTTCTCGTCGGGTTCAGCGTTCACGTTGGCCCATGCCACGGTATCGGCCCAGGTTGCCTCGTCGCCAGCGACTTGCACCACGATTTGCTGGATGGCTTGCACCTTCTCAGCCTCTTTAGCCTGTACGTCCTGGTAGCCCTTCTCGGCTAACGCCACGTACGCCTCGTAGCCTTGGATACCCTTCTCGCCCAGCAATGCCTTGAGCTGACCGAAGTCGCCCTGTGTAGCCGCGACGATGGCCGGGTGATCTGGCCCTAAACCGTGCTTGCCGACGAATGCAAGCGCCAAGTCCAGGTTCGCATCGCCTGTGGGTTGATAGGTGACGGCATCGCCGAAGGTGGCGGGAGCGTCATCGCCGGTCGGCGGCAGAGGCTCGGGCTGTGTCCCGGACTGTAAGTCAGGCGCATGGGCCGGAACGTCGGAGAGTTGTATCGCCGTGGCAGGTGCAGGTTCCGGCGCAGGTGCGACAGGAGCGGTCGGAGTGTCTTGCGTGATTTCGTCCATTCGTTTCCTATTGAGTTACGTTGCCCGCCACTGCGGAAGCAACGGGTCGGGCCACTTGTTGTGCAAGCTGGACGGCTTGCTCGTTCTCAAGGTCTTGCTGCTGCTCTTCAGGCGACTTGATGTACAGCGTGGGATCGACGCCGCGACCCGTGAACATCTCGTTCGCCAGCGCATCAAGCTTCATGACGAACATCACTTGAGGCGGCATCGCGCCGAGTGCGGCGAGGTCTTGTAGGCAGAGCTTCAAGTTATCCAGGTCGCCGTTGCGCGATAACGCATCCAGCCCCGTGATGATCGTGGGTTCAAGCTTTGTACCCTTAAGATCAACCTTGATCTCCTTGAGCAACCAGTACGCAATCGGTAGCTGCAAGTCCAAGGCCAGCCGCGAGTACACGCCGCCGAGTGATGTTTCCAGCTCGTTGGCTTGCATGCGGATTTCTTCTGCCGTCACGCGTTCAGCGTCGCGTACGACCACAGAGCCAATAAGGAACAGGTTCCCCAGCCGCTGTGCATACTTGGCGTTGGCCGCGCCGATATGCTGTAGCGACGCGGCAGTGCCTGTCACCAGCGGCACAATGTCGCCTTCAACACCAGGCAGCGCCGCGCCGTTCTCGCTGGATTCCAAATCCTCGGGCTTAGTCATCCCGGAAGGATTCACCATCCAGCGGAATTGCGATGCGAGTACCGCCGCTTCGACTTCCGCCTGTGACAGTGCGGAGAGCGCCGCGAAGTCCCCTGCCGCCTGTTCTACCAGCCCAGTGCCGTAGTCGTTGTCATCATGCAGTTCCCACGTCAGCGCACGGTACGGCAGACTATTGTCATCGTACCGACCCTCGAACTCCCGGCCTTCAAGTTGGTAGTCATCCACGTGTTGCGTCTCGATGTAGCGCCCGCCCACGTACTGAATGTCCGTGTAGTGCGATACGGTCGGAGCCTTCGTGTCGGCGTTCAGCTTGTACGCTTGGTACTTGCTGTTCTTGGCAAGGAGCTGCTGCTGCGCGGGATCCGATAACTCGTCGAAGAGTACGTCTTCCTTGACGATCAGCCGGATAACACGGCCCGATTGCGAGCGTTTAACTACGTACCGCTTGATGCCTACGGCGCGGATGGTGTCCTTCATGATCAGAAGGCAGTTGCCAGTCACGATCATGTGCTTCAGCGCCAAGTACAGGTCAGGGCGTACTGCCTTCTGATCCAGACGCCTGATCGCGTTCTTCTCGCCTACCGCCATCGCAGACCGGAATTGCGTGGGATCGAAGCCGGTCTGGGCTTGCAATTGCTGCATGATCTCGTCCGGGATGTCCAGACGGAAGAAGGGGCGCGACGGCGCAAAGAGTGCCAGCATGAGCTTGTTGGTCAGGTTATTCAGACCCTGCGCCCCGACCGCCTGGTAGTCGGTTTGGAGTTCATCCTGCTTCTCGTTGTAGCCATCGGGTGGACACAGCACGGGTAGCGTGAAGGCCGCGTACTTCTCGCAGCGTATCAGCAAGCCCTTGCGGTCATTGTCCAGTTGTGTCCAGGCGCGTCTTACGTTCATTCCATCTCCTCACGTCAGACGGATGCCGATGCCACCAGCGCTGCTACCTACGCCGCCGACGCTGCCGCCGCCCGCACCCCGGTACTTGCGCCTGGGGTTGGGATCGCTGGCCCCTAGCGCGGTCTCTACCTTGGTCTCGGGGGTCTGGTTGTTCTGTTGCTCTTGCGTGCGCAGCTTTGCGGCTAGGTTCGCCTGATTGATCGCTGACTGTTGCGCCATGGCTGTCCCTTGCGCTTGCATGTTGATCTGCGCGACCTGTGCGTCAGACGCGGACTTGATCGCCGCCGCCTGTTTCTCTGCCGCCGCAATGGCCGCGGCGGCTTGCGCCTGTGCCGCACGCCCCGCAGCCTTCGTGTCAATGCCGAAGACCTTCCCCACGACATTGCCTACAGCCTTCACTACCTTTCCCACTAGAACTCCTTGAAAAGTTGCGCCGGGGCGGGCTTGAATCCCAGCATCTGATAGATACGCGCCAGACGATCATCGGAAGCCCCGTAAGTGCCTACCTGAATACCGACACAATGGTTGTCCCGTGCGATCCGCTCCATCGCCTCAACCACGCTGCGTATGCCGTTCCTCTCGTGCCACGTGATGCGCAGTACCAGCGCCTCATCAAGGAACCGGGCGCTGCCTGTAAGCCAACTCTCGACGATCTGGAACGCGACTAGGTAATCCCCCACGACGACGACCGAGTACTGCTTCAACAGCAGGTTCAGCGCCGTTGCGCCGTCAGGTACCAGCCACTGCGTCCACTCGCGCCCATCGGCAACCATGCGGCCACGGGCGCGCTGTAACGCAGCCTCTACAGCGGGTCTATCATCGTCCGTCAGCCACCTAGCCCCGACCAACGGTGAACCCCTCGCGCAGCGCCTTGAGTACCGCTTGAACGCCAAGCTGGTACCCGGCCATCAGTTCCGTGGTGGCGTTCGTCGCCACCGGCGGCGGCAACTGTCTTTCCAATGCTTGGTACTGCGTCGGATCAAGACGTACGTAGATTTCCTCAGTCATAGGTTTCCTTGCAGGGTTGTCTTCTAGGGCACCGTTATCCCGATCAGGCAAAGAAGTACGGCGAGTGCAGCACTTCCCGGATTTCCAGCGCACCAGACACAGGAGCAGCAGCAAGCCCGTGATAACGATCACGGAAGTCAGATAGTGGGTCATGTTGTTCGTACATCCTTACGAAACATTCACGAATGGCCTGGGCCAGCTTCGCCGCGTCCGCCGCATGCGTGCCGTAGTCGTCGTGAATCATTGCTAATGAATCGATCCCGAGATCATCCGCTTCCAGCACCGTCAGCACCAAGTGTGCGGCATCCATGCTGTGTACGAAGTTCGGGCTGATCCCGTTCTTGTGGCGCTTCTTGTGCGGTCGCTCGGACGGTTGCGCCACCTTGATTCGCACGCCACCTAGTAGCAGGGAGTTCACGTGCATGTAGTCGGCATCGAAGTACGTCTGCACCACCGGGAATCCGCTGGGCGCTGTCCACCGGATATGCGGCTCGCCCCGCGAGATAAGCCGCCCTGCGCATTCCCTCAACCACGACATCGCCTGTGTTGCCGCCACGACCACTTCGCCAATGGCTGCCCAGACGAGACGAGACAGGAAAGTACCCGCCAGCATGTGCTCGGCCATCTCGAACTCAGGTGCTTCGTCCCTTTGCAGGTAGTCGTCCACGATGAATTGCGCGCACGAGAAGCGCGTCGCCCCGTAGGGCAGCGTCATGACGGAACGCTTAACCAGTTTCCGATTGGCCCCGTGGGCAATCCATTTCCGGGCGACCGCTTGTTCGCGCTCGGGTAGCTGATCCATTTTTAGGTCGGACAACTTCGCTTGCACGACGTCGGCGACTTGCTGATAGATGTCGCTCGGTGTATCCGAGGACAACAGGTTCGTGGCACGCCCGCCTGTAACATCCCGCAGCATTGCAGAGAAGTGTTGTAGCCCATTGCACGACCCGTCCATACCCACCGGCAGGTGGGACAGGAACCCATCGGGATCCCGCCGCCAAGCCGCGTACTCCTTGCACCACGCAAGGAATTGCATGGGGCTACCCGCTTGCGTCCAGCCGTCGTGTCCCACCGGATCGTCGGCCATGTCCAAGATGTGTAGGTGATTCTCCTGTACCCACTGGATACGCTCTGCGAATGACGTCTTATCTACGCCGAACCGATTAGCACCCGCGATCATGAACCAGTCCTGCGCCGCCTTGTCCGCCAGCGGCTTGCCCTCGGCGAAGCGCAGCAGTGCCTTCTGCATGTCGCTGCCTTGGGGATTAACGCCCGTCGTGGCGGCGTACAACCTGCCGCGGAAGTCCGCTTGGTACATGAACCAGATGGCGTCGTACTGCCTGAACCGCTCGGCAACCACGGTGGCGTACCAGAACCGCTGGAACTTGGTTCTGCGTGCACGCTTGGTGTTATGCCATGCCCGCATCTGCCGCTTCCATTCGGTGAATTCTGCCCGCTGACCTTCCGTCATCTCTTCGGGCCGCATCTTCCCCGTCAACCACGCGGGCTGTGTCGGAGACTGTGCGTCCGCGTGTTGCATGACTTCTTCCGTTTCCAGCTTGGTCGCAATCAAGCGCATCGTGTCCAGCATTTCCCCGTTGATCTGCCAGCGCACGGATTGCAACTTGTTGATCGCGGCGAGTACCCTGGATAAGTCCGCCGTGCGGTATATCTCCAAGGTCTCGCGCTTGTTGGTTCGCGGAGCGGTAATGCAGTACGGAGCCAAGCGCCGCATCTGCGGCGTGTGGTAGCCACCCCGGTCGAATGTCGTCCAATCCTTCGGCTGCTCAATGAAAGGTAGGTGCATCGGTGTGTTGATCACCGCCAGTTCGCTAACGTTCGCCACGACTTCCAGCGCGTCATCCGTTAGCGTAGCGATGAGGTACACCTTCACACTGCCTCCCAGCTTGGTCTGTCTGCGGCGGGTCACAGACAGGAAGCCCAGCGTGCGCAAGCATTCGACGATGTAGGCCCCGGCTTGTTCGCGCTCGCCCGGCGTCCACTCGGGCAATGCCATGTCGCGCTTGTCTGCGGTGGCTCGAATGACACGGTACTTGTACCGAGCGTCCCTGGAATTGCGCCGGTCGATGTCGTTCATGATCTTCCAGTACAGATCATCATCTTCGTTCTCGAATACGCTAAGGACGATCTCCCGGTGTAGCGCTGTGCCTACGGTGCGGCTGAGCTTGCGGGCGTCGATCTCTCCCTTGCTCGCCATCATCGTGCACAGAGCCGTCTTCATACCAATGAACGCCACGCTGGCCGGGTCTAGCGGTTTAAGCAGACCCACGTGCGCCTTGCGGCGACCGGGTGTGTTAGTGGTGGCGACGGCATCCCTGATCTTCTCAATGAGTGGGAAGAGATAGCGACGGTACAGCGGACGGGCATAAGGCGTTGTGTCCGCCAGCCCCGTTCCTTCGCTCTCCTTGATCCGGGAAAGAACGCGATCACGCCCCTCCCGGTGTATCTCCCGCTCTAGCGCCATCTGTGGGGTCTCGTGCGCCTGGTCAGGTAACAGAAGCGCCTCCCTGGACAAGATCACGGGCGAGCTGCTGCGCCTTCTCCTCGAATTCCTCCCGGCTACCATCGTTGTGCAACCACAGGAACTTCTGGTGGACAGGCTGTCCCGTCTCTTCCTCAATGTCCGTGCCCAGCGTAAGCCATGTTGCCATGTGCTCGCTGACGTGGGAGTTCACCAGTCCAGTGCCTGGACGGATAACCACGACGGCGGTATCAAGAGCTGTCAATTCATCCCCGAACCGCACGTCCGGTACCAGTACCGTGCCCTGCATGGCTTCCCATTCCGACATGGCAAGGTCTAGCCACAAGGACGGGCGCACGCGCTGGCCGCCTTCGGTACCGAGTACTTGCATGAACTCTCGGGGCGAGATGTCTATCTCCGCGCCCCAGATGAACCGCTGCAATGCCTCTACCGTGAACGCGTACATCTCTGCCCGCTCACTTCTCGGCAACCGGAACATGAGTACGTGGTCGAGTGTGTACTGAAGAGCGTCGCAGAACCTGTCCAGTTTGAACCGGCGACGCATTTCCTTGCGCGTTCGGTCGTAGGGATCAAGGCCCACCAGTCTGCTTATGTACCGGATGGGTGCGGCCAGTCCGCTAATGCATGCCTCGTGTCCCAGGCGTTCGAGTTCCTCCCGCATGGCGTTGGCCGCCGTGTCCTTACCTGATCCGGCCATGCCAATAAATCCAATGATTCGTTGATCCATTCAATTCCTTTCAGTTAACCAGCAGGTTCTTGCGAACTTCTTTGCTGTTCTGTGTCAGACGTCCGCGTGACCAGCCGCCGCAGTCGCGACACTGATAACGCTGGTACTTGCTAGCCTGTGTAAAGGCGTAGCCGCGCCGCTGGACGTGGTAGCTCCCGCACTTCGGGCAGGAGACGCGCTCCGGGTCTACGTATGCCGCCACGTTCGGATGACCCACTATCCACGGACGCATCTTTAGGTACAGGGCTTCCAAGGCCCGCACGTCCTGCTCGTTGTAGGCGCGCATGGACTTCCATGCTGCGGGGTTGCCTTTCAGGCACTCCGCCCACAGGGAGAATCCAGGGAACTCCGCGTGCTCGTCCTTCCTCTCCTCGGGGCAGAGCAAGTCCGTCAGCGCCACCAAGCGGTTGCTGGTGAAGGCGAACTCCTTGCGGGCTTCCAGCAAGGTGTCCACAACCTTGAAGGGAGACGGCGGCGGCAGACCGTTCAGGATGAACCGTGCCTTGATCTTGCGTACATCGAACTTCTTGCCGTTGTGCGCCACCACGATGTCGGCAGCGTTGAGCAACTTGTGCAAGTGCGTCATCAAGGTGCGGTCATCTTCAATGTCCTTCTTGCGTGACTGGTCGTGGTACATCACGGTAGGTTCGTCCAGCCACTTGGCGGCGAAGGCGAGGATGTACCAATCCGTGCTGATCTGATCCCAGCTAACGTTCTCCTTGTAAGTGCGCCAGACGTAAGCCAGCACGGGTGCAGTCTCGATATCCAGTACCAATGTTCGGGGTGAATTCAATGAGCCTCCTTGGCTTTGCGACGAGCCGCACGGGCGCGGGCATTCCTGCGCTCTCGCTTCTCGTCGTCGGTTCTATAGGTGGGGTACTTCAGGTCGCGGGGGTGCGCGGCGTGGTACTGCAAGTAGTTGTGGACATTGGCAAGGAAGGGCAGCGGTTCCACGTCGCGTCCTATGCGGCGTGACCAGTTCTCTACCCGTCCCAGTACCACGTTGCACCAGCGGTGCAGCACGGCCCGCACCTCGCCCGTGGCGTGATCGTGGTCAAGTACGATGTCGTCCCCCAGCGGTTGCCCGCACAAGGGACACTTACCCTGCTGTTCCTTCTTGAGCTTCTCCCGCACGGGCTTTAGCATGGATGCTGTCAATCTCTGCACGCATCTCCTTTACTCGATTAATGAGACGTCTGACAGCGGCTTCAATCTCCGGGGTGCGCGGCACCACCCGCAGAAAGTCGTGGATGTACGCAGTCTTACCGCCGCGCAACCACAGGAGCGCCGCTTGCTCAACAAGAGCGTCCGCCCACGCCGCCTCATAGGTTCCCCGGTACAGGTTGCTCACGACATCGAAGGCCTCAAGATTGCACGTCGTCCCGGCTAGGTACTTCGTCGCCGCCTTCTCGCCGCAGAGCTTCCCCTCGGCACGCGGTAATCCCGGTATGTTGTCCGCCGCGTCGCCTGAGAGCATCTGCAACCAGAACCACTTGTGGCCGTACACCAACCCGTTCGCGCCGATGACCTCGAACGCGCCACGGGGCACCTCGGTCAGGGTGTAGTCGTGGAAGTCGATGTGTACGCCCGCGAGCATGCGCATGTCCTTGTCCGGCGAGGCGATCACGCACGTGCGCACCGGGTCTTCGGTCTGCCAGCTAGCCAGTGCCATACCGTCGTCGGCCTCGCGGTCGCGCCACTGCACCACACTGAACATCTCGCCGTCGTAGTCCTCTAGGTACTCGCGTAGCATTCCCCAGTTCACTGGGCGATTGTTGCCCGTGCGCTGCTGCTGGTACGGCTTCGCCGTGGCAATCAAGTACCGCTCGCCTTTGCTACCGCCCGGCATGGAAAGATGTACGCTGGCCTTCGTGCTGCCGCTCATTTCCATGAGTGCTTGAACCTTGTCGCGTACATTCTGGCGGGCGGTACCAGGCGGGCACTCGGCACCGCCCGCGCAGCGGTAGGCGATGTAATCGCCATCCACGTGCACGGTGCGACCAGCGACTACCTCGGGGGGAATCACGCGAGCCTGCGGGCAGGATTCAGCAGCAATCGCAGCAGCCTTCACCAACCAATCAGGCTTCTCCATCAGTACGGGATGTCATCGTCTAGATCGACCAGGGGATCATCGTCGGCGGCAACATCCTTGGCAGGAGGGACGGCTTTCTTGGCGGTCGGCTTCTTGGGCGCGGGCTGCTTGGCCGGGGGATCAACGGGCGTGGGATCGTCCGGCGTCTCGTCCTGTCCGCCAGGGTCACCCAGTTCCCCCTCTTCCAGCAAGCGATGCATGGGAGAACCGATCCAGTTCAGCGCGGACTTGATCTTGTTCTGGATGACGTTCTTGCTGCGGGCAGGACTGACGATCTTGCCGTTGTCGTCGCGCCGCTCGGGGTACTCGCCGTCGATATAGATACTCGCCCACTGCTCCATGTCCGGGTTGTCCCACAGGAAGAGCTTCAACTCGGTCATGGGTTCAGCAACCTTGACGGGCTTGACTACCACGTCACCGGTCGCGTCATCCAGCACTTCCACCACGGGAGGAGTGATGGAGTACCCGTCGTCATTGCGTAGACCTGCGTGCACGCGCTTCTTTCCGTTAACCTCGTACTCGCGGTGGTACACCCGTCCTCGGTAGGCGTTACCGAGTAACTCGGCGAAGTGCGTAGCACCTCCCGCGTAGTTCATCTTGTTGAACAGCTTCACGATGTTGGCGCGGATGTGTCGCGAGTCAGTCTCGGTGACTGTCATGCGCACCGGCACGCCGTCTTTGGCCGGATAGTTCTTGCCGGATAACTCGAAGACAAGCTGGATTTGCTTAACGCGCTTGGTGTCGTCCTTGAATTGACGCTCGTGCTCGCCGATCTCGAAGTACCCGACGAACCGCAGGTTGCACGGCCCAGCGGCCGGGGGCTGGTAGCCGTCGCCGCCGCCTTCAGTGGTCTTGGTGAAGTCCTTGCCCGTAAGACGGGCCTTCTGTTGCAGTTTCTTGATGTCAATTGCCATGATGTTCCTTGTTAAGGTTTGTATGTGTAGTCAAGCCGCCGAGGAGGTGGGGATCTTCTCGGCCAGCACGGCGATGCCTTTCGAGGTCACGCGCAAGGATGCGTGGAAGTCCTCAATGCGGGTGTACTTGTTCCAGAACGGGGTGAGCTTGTGCGCCAGCCAGCCGCGCTCAAGCTTGTCCTGATAGCCCAGCAGATGTCCCTTGCCGCCGCTGCGGTACGCCCAGCCGTTAGTGAGTAACCAGTCCACGAGCTTCCCCGGCCCGATACCAAGTGCCTTGGCGGCGGGGCGGATGAGGTGTGTACCGGTGTCGTCTGCGATGCGTTCGTAGACTTCTACCTTCGGAGCCTGTTCGGCGACTTGGTGCGCCAGCACCAGCCGTTCTCGCTCGGCGTCCATCGCAATCTGCATCAACTGCATGCGGCTCAGATTCCGGGGATCTAGGACAGCCGCCTTCGCCTGTCGTTCGCACTCAATGAAGTACTGACGGGCTTGCTTGCCTTTCTCGTTCCGCTCGACCATCGATAGCTCTTTCGCCATGTCGAGGGACAGGTGGTACTCGATGGAACGGCGGTCGCCACCTTGGCCTTCTTTGATTCGCCCGTTTTGGCGAATCAAAATAAAGTCTTGATTTTCAAGGAATTTGTACTTCTCGATGCGATCCTTGATCCAGTTCGAGAAGTCCTTCCCGACTTCCAAGAACGCGTGCAAATCCCGTGCGTTAACGGTCTGCACCGCCGTGTCGGCGATGGTCGATTGGTTGATGCTAATTAATGCTTTCATACTGGGTTCCTTTATTGCTGGGATATTTATTCCGATGCTTCCCACGAAGGGGTGTGCTTACCTATGAACTTGGCCCGCAGCCACGGGCGCAATGCCTCCACTGCCTTACCGAACACGGGGTTCTCGATCTTGTCTTCCTCCATCATGGATGCGCCCCACACGGTGTCACTCGGAACCCCGATGGGCAGTTCCCACTTGAACCACCACTCCATGAACGTGCTGGCCTCTTCCATGCACACGTGCAAGAGCGCTGCCGCCTTCGCCCGCACGCTCCTATGGAAATCGCCGTACTCCGCGTCATGTACTTGGTTCACCAAGAGCGCCTTTCCGTCGAAGTTCCGGTAGTGGTAGAAAGCGCGCACGCTCAACCACATCGCCGCCTTCGCCCACTCGCCGCCTTCGCCCTGCACCACGTAGTTCTTGATCTCCGTGGGGGAGAATGCGGTCAGCTTGCCCTTGTCCAGCAGCCACGCGGGTGCGGGCTGTTCCCAGTACGTGTAGACCTTGCCGTCTGGTGTGGTACTGTGCGAGCGCCCTAGCTGCACGGTCAGACCGCGCTTCTCGGGGTGCTCGATGTGCCGGTTCGTGGGTGCACGGTTGCGCTGGATAGTGCTGGTGAGGGTTGCGTAGAACTCCTCAATCTCCGGGTACCGTGCATTCTCCGCGTCCACCAGCGCCTGTACTTCATCCTCGGACATGCCCGTGGATGACGCGATCTTGGCTACGCCCGCGCCGTAGGCCCGCTGGAAGCTGAACACCTTGGCCTTGGTGCGCTTGTAGTCCCACTCCGGATCGTTCTCGATCTTGCACAGATTGAAGACTTCCTCGTACGGCATGTGCTCCTTGGCCGCCAGCCGCACGCAGTGCATGTCCTTGCCCGATGCCAAGTCCTCTACCAACTGTGCGCAGCCCGTGAGGATGGCCTGTATGTAGACTTCAAGCGAAGAGAAGTCCGATTGCACAATGCTGCCGTCTTCTCCGAACCGCGACCGGAATAGAGTCTTCACGTCGGACTTCTGCCCCTTGGATAGGTTCTGCAAGTTCGGATTGCTGCTGGATAACCTACCGGTCACTGTGGACGTGTGGTTCAGCCCGTGGTGGATGATGGAATCGGGTTGAACCAGTGTGAGCATGCCCTTGGAAGTGCCGTCTTCGTCCGTAGTGATGAAGTAGGTACCAAGGTCTTTGCTCATGCCCTGCACTTCGGACAAGGTTCTGAGGAACGGGATGTCTCGCGACCCTAGTTCCGCCACCACGTCTGCCGCCGTGGAGTACACGCCCGGCGTGCTGCTGGCCCACTTGGGATCCGGCGTCGTGAACCCGTCGAAGTGCCAATCCAGCGTTTCCAGCCGCGTCTTGATGCCTCGCGTGAGGTCGGGAACCTTGACCTTCTTGGTCTTGGGTTCGCCCTTGTTCTTGCCGCCCGCATAGCGCTGGTACTGGTCTATCGTCTCTGCGGTCGGCGGTTCGGCTGTGGTACTGCCGTCAACCAGCAGGTACCCCGTGGCGTCGGTCTGGTAGTACACCGGTTCACCGGCAGCGTCCTTGACCGGTACACGTGCCTGGTACTTGACCGGCCCGCCGAAGATGAGTGCGGACTTGTGGTAGCGACTGGCCCAGTTGAACTCGAACGGCAGGTCGGCGGGCAGGTACTGCGATAATTCCTGCACGCCTGTGTCCAGCTTCTCCTTTAACTCCCCGGCCAGCTTGAACCCCAAGTCCTTGTCCACATACATGCCGTTGCGCTCGGCCTCAATGGTGAAGATCAGCGACCCCATGTTCAGGAGGATGCTGCGGAGCTGGCCGCGCTCCTTGGCCTTCTGCCATTGCGCGAGGAAAATCAACTCTGTGTTGCCGATGTCGCCGTGCTGCCAGTCGCCGTGCTCATCCTCGCCGCCTAGCAGGTACCGCATGAGGATATCCTCAGGGATGTCCACGGTATCTACACCTTGCTGCCACAGCGCCTTGACTTCATCGAACTTGATGTTGCCGCCGTAGACGGGGGCGATCTCGTCCAGCGAGAGCATGTGAGCGGTCTGCTCCATGCCGCGCAGCAGGTACTCGGCCAACTGGATATCCCAGACCAGTCCGCCTTTGGCAACCCATCCCATCCATGCGGGTAGGTTCTTCTCGGGATGGCTGTTGGGGTTCGCCAGCGCGTACAGCAGGTCGAACTTGATGTTCTGGCCCACCAGCACGCGAGTGCCGGACAAGTGCTGCGTGAACCAGTCCGCAGGTAGCGGCCCACGCCCGTAGTACTCGCCCTCGGGACGGTTCAGTGTCTCGCCGCCCACGGTACCGCTGGTGTACCCTTGCGCCACCACGCGATTCTGGTCAGAGAACGGATTGGCCTTCCTCTTGTACTCGCTGTGTGTGGTAGTCTCGATGTCCCAGACTAGGTACTTCATGGTGCGTTCCGGGCAGATCTCCCTGCCATGATGTGAATTCCAGTCATCAATCAATCTCCGGGTCTTTAAATAGTGATCGGGGGCCGTCGAACAGCACTTCGCGCCGGGGGTCTTGGGGGCCGCCGTCGCGTCGCTTCTTGTTCTTCGGTAGGGAAATGAATCGTGTATTAGCGAGCTGTGGATCGTGACTGCGCCCCAGCATCAGGACGAAATCCGCCGCGCCCGCTTTGCCGGTACGGCTGTTGGCCAGCATCGCCATGCTCGGATAAATCGCGCCGTCCGCCTCGGCGTTGAGCTGGCTGGTAGCCAGTACTGCGCAGTCGTACTTGACCGCCCAGACCCGCGCCCGCTGGTACAGCCATTCCAGTATCTGGTCGGTGCGGGTGCCGCCGTTGTGCGCGATGCCATCGGCATGCACGTTGTCCAGCATGTCGATGACCACAATGGCGGGGTTCCGTGCCTTGACGATATCTTCTAGCTCGCCCATGCTGTAGTCGTGCACGTCGTAGATAGCGATGGACTCACGCCCGCCCAGCGCTGTCACATAATCTGTGTACAGGGTGCCCGCTCGCTTGAGATCGATCAATTCGCGGGTAGTCCTGCTCAGTGCGGCGTTGTAGCAGCGGTGTTTCAGTCGCTGGCCCGGCCCTTCGTTATTGAAGACGACGATGCCGCGTTCCTGTCCCGGCCATAGCGTGTCGAGCTGCGGCGCGAAGTGCGTTAACTCGCTGGCCAAGAAGGATGACTTCCCACTGTCCACCCGCGCTGCCAGTACCCCGAAGTCACCGCCGCGCAATGGCCGCATGGATTCGTTCAGGCAGGACAAGCGCCAGTGCAGACCGGTGTCGTGCTCATCGGCTTCGATAATGTCTTCGATCTTCTCGCGTACCTTCGGGTGCTCCCTGCGCCGCGCTACGAAGTCCTCGTGCTCGTCGTTGATCTGGCGCAAGCTAGCGGTCAGGTCGGCTTCACCACCCTCGAAGTCCTCAAGCAACGTCCATAACTTAGACGCCGTGCGTACCGCCACCAAGCGCTCAAGAATCCCATCTGCCGTGCCGGGCGCTGGGTCTTGGGTTAGCTGCTTGAATCTCGCCTTGTACGCGGCGACCTGTTCGGGCTTGAGCTTCGGGTGCAGCAGTGCGAAGTACGTCCCGAAGGCCGCCGGGTCTATCGCGTCGGCGGTAGGGTGAGCATCGAAGTACTTCCCGTAGTCCCGCAGGATGATGCGGGTGTTCTCGTCAATGCCCTGCTCCGGCACCGAACGGTACAGCTTCTCGTATCTGTCGCGGGTCTTCAGCAGCCGCAACAATGTCAGGTCTAAGGACAGATGTAATCTCCCTCCGTGATAAGAGTTTCGGGTCTTTCCCCGAATGAATGATCCGGGTGGGCTGCCCGCATACCCTTAAACGCTTGGCGATACTGCGCGATGCCTTGCGCCCCGCAGCGTCCGGATCAAGCCAGACAGAAACAGGTTTCTCGGTAGCCAGAACGCGGGCGAGTACGGCGTCCGTTAAGTTCGTGCCGAGTAGAGACCACGCTTCGGCGACTTGCCCGACACGGAATGCAGACAGCATGTCCTCGGTCAGTACCAAGTCAGAGCCTGTGCCGTACCGTGCAACCAGCGCGGACTTGTCGATGGGTGGGTTAACGTACTTAGGGCGCTTCGAGCGCCGCGTCCAATCGGGATCCCGAGACTGCCAGTACACGATGTCGTCACCTTCCACGATGGGGATGACTACCCTGCCTGAAGGTTCGTGCCAGTACGCACCGAGGCGGGCGATTTCCGGTTTCCCGATCCCGGCCTTGTACAGCCACGCGGCAGCGCTTAGCGGCCAAGTGTCCACGGCGGTGTTGATCGGCTCCGGCAGGGACACAGCGGCCCCAATGCTGGCGTCCTGGTCAGCTTGCGCCTTGCGTCGTGCGATGCGCTCTGCGAGCGTGGGCTGTGGCTTCGCCACCCAGCCATGATCATCGCAGCGGAAGCAGAAGGCCGACCAGCCGTCCTCCTTATTGGACACTACCATCGTGCGCCCGCCGCCGCAGTCGTGGTCTACCCGGCGCGAGCAACCTTCTTGCGTCGTCTGCGCCGCCGCGAGCCAGCTTTCGGGGGCGAGCATGAAGGCACTACGCCGCGTCCGGGCAGATGCTCCATAACCGCACGCGGCGCGAGTGCGCGGCCAACCGCTTGGCCTTCTGCGTTAAATGACTGGGGCCGATCAGCCCGGCTCTTACGGCCTTCTGTGGCAACGCGCCCCACGCACTCGGATGCGCCGGTTCCGGACAGTGTCCGCTTATGCGGAACTCTTCCATGGTGATAATCCGCCTTCCGGCCACGTACATCTTGGTCAGCCAATCTTCCAGTTCGTGCATTGCGTGGCTCAACCACGCGGAACCCGCACGCTGCAAGGCTCGCGTCTGTCCATTCGTCTTGAGCATCTCGCCCGTTATCACATGTGTTGTCATAGTCATCCTGCTCCAATAAGTCATAGCCGATGGCGGCACCAGCGGCAGCGCCGCCGCGTACCAGTTCCCGCAGCGCCACGTCTACCGGCGTCGTGGTGACGTCGATGCCGTGCTCGGCGTACAGATCATTCAGCGGGCGGTACGTCATGCTGGCCCTCTGATCAGTTCAACCTCCGCACCCGTCGCCTCCCAGCAGAGATTGGCACGGTCTCTAGCCTTGATGGCGCGCTGCCGCGCCGCGTCGGCACGCTCTTTGGCACCCTCTGCCTCTACCAGCAGACGATCAGCGAGCCGGGTTCTAGCGTTCGCGGCGGCATGCAGCGCGGCAATGTGTGTACCGCGGGCTTTGCGGTAGATGGCGCGGGTAAGTCTCGTTAGTCGTAGCACATAGATTCCTTGTAGTGCAGTGATATGGCCCGCCTGGAATCAAGCGGAGCGCTGGCTAATTTCTTTAGCGACGGCCCGCCACGCGGGCGACAGGCTCTGAAGCACCTGTCGTCCATCTGCCTCCCCGTCCGCACCTGTGAATACAAGCGCGTGCTGCGGCCCGTCTGGTGTAGGGATGATTTCGATAGGCGGGTAGCTGATGAGTGCGTAGCGGGCCATCGATCTCACGAGATCCTCTACATCATCGTGCGAATTCCCTGTTATCAGAGCCAGTGCCCGGCTGTTAAAAAGCGGGGCATGGGCAACGGTCGTAGCGTCTAAGTCAGACATTGTGTACTCCTTGATTTGAGGGGGTTGGAGCCGTATGTGGTACAGTCCGTGCGGTACATTCCATACGGTCAGTAAAGAGGAAACCGGCCTATGACAACGCCCGATTCCGCCTTCAATGTGCAGCAGGTTCTTAACGTCTTGCGGTCGGCGGGTATTGACTCGCAGCATGCGCAGGGCATCACGTCCGCGATACAACTAGCGCACAATGCCGCCTACACCGCAGCACTGAAGAAAACTGCTGCGCTACATGGCGTCGTGGAAGACCTCCGCAAGCAGATTGCGCAGGGTGGCTAGAGTGGCAGTCATGCCGCCGCCATGCGGTCGGCCTCCCGTGCCAACACCGAGATCCCACGGTGCGTGACGCGTAAGGCGGCGGCGACCGCGTTCGTTCCAGTACGGCGGTTCCAGAAGGGAGTCAGCTTGTGTGCTAGCCATCCCTTATCTAGCTTCTCCTGATAGCCCAGCAGGTGCCCAGTGTCCGTGTGCCGGTACGCCCAGCCATGATTCAGCATCCACGTGACAAGCGCCCGCGGCCCTACGCCTAACACCTTGGCGGCGGCGCGTACTAGGTACGTGCCTGAATCCTCAATGATGCGGTCGTAGACCTCGACCTTAGGCGCTTGCTCGGCTACCTTGTGTTCCAGCGCCAAGGCCTTGTCGGTCATGTCGGCGGCCAGCCGCAGAGCGTCGGGGTAGGTCTGCGGGATGTTGAAGGCCCCCAGCGCCGCCGCCTGTTCCAGTTCCTGCCAGCGGTCTACCAGGCGGGCAGTGAATTCAGGCGATAGTTGAGCAACGACGATGATTGAATCGCGCTTCCCTTCTTCGCCTGTGAAGCGGTAGACGGACACCGTTTCTTCCCGCCGTTCGCGCTGGATTCTGACTTGCTCCATTGGAGCGAGTGAGATAACGCCCTGATTAGCGAGCCTTTCTATCGTGCGGCGCACGTTGTTGTGGCGGGAATCGACCAGTTCCGCAATTTCAAGACTGGTCATGGACGATGCGGTTCCGGGTTGAGTAGCCAGTTGCAAGTTGATCTCCTTATAAATAAGTCAGGCAGGACTCCCCGCCTGGCGGCCGTACAGGGTTGCGCAGGATTAAGCGGCGACAGCGACGGTGACTGCTTCCTGCGGTTCAGGCTCGTCCTCGTACGGGATGCCCTTACCACGTCTGCCCTCGCCACCCCGCAGACCCATTACCGCGCCCTCGAATTCAGGCACGCCGTGTATCGTGATGCGGGCACCGCCGCTCTCGCCGCAAGGTTGGAAGATCACATTGACTACTTCCTTTTCCTTCCCCCGCAGCAGCGCGGCGGCTTTCTCGAACAGCGTTAGGTACGCCCAATTGAATTGAATGGCATCGTCCGGTCTGCGGGGGCGCGAGATCAGCACTCGGGGCCAGTCAGGGTAACGGCCTGTCACGCTTGAAAATGTGTGTGTCACGTCGCCCGCCATCAGTGTGCATTGCGCAGGTTCGTCGGGATGCCGTCTAGACCAGCGCAGGGTAACGTCGATATCAAACAGGTGGTAGGGTTTAATGGCCTTCAAAAAGACATCCACGACGTCATTCGACAAGATAATTTCCGGTAGGTCGTCGAACCGCGCATCACGTAGTACGCCCAGATAGTGGCCGTTCGTGGCAACCATGCCGCCACGGGATATCGCGACACCATTCAGGTAGTACACGATGTTATCCTTGGCAGCAAGTACCCGGATCGCGGCAAGCCATGTTCGCGGGAAAGTAACTTCATGTGATGTAGGGGTCGAAGTAGGGGGCGAGATAGTAGTCATGTTGTTTCCTTGCGGGCAGTAGAAATAAAGGAGTGGGGAGTGATTGCGGAACGGGCGAGATGCATATCGGCGCGGCGGGAGCGCAGCGCCCGCTTGAAGGCAAGGCGGCGACCATCGCCCCAACGGCGATACATGCGGTACAGGCGGAACAGTGTTCGCATGGCGTCACCTTGCCGTCTGAGGAGGGATGGGAGCGCATCGTTCGCAGAGCGCCCGGTTATCGTCCGGACGTGCGTCGCCGATCAACCCCGTGACGCACGCGGCTGTAATCTGTCCCGCGCCGTCGAAAAAAAGATGGATGTTCGGGGTAATCCCCGTGGATTGGAACGTGGAGTGCATGGGGATCCCTTAGTCGTTGTGTTCAAAGCGTCGGACACCATCGGCTGTAATCAGCCACGATTGTGACGACACCAGCGAATCGTCCGGTGTATGGCGTAGAACGATGTCGCATGCCAGCGATGTCGCCAGGCGGCGCAACAACGGCAGGAAATGCATTGGTGGCGACACTTGCGCTAAAAGAACAGATTCGGGAATTCGATCAGAGAATGGGAATCTCCCTTGGATATAGGCGTCTTCCAAGACGAACCCGAATCTGTTCAATTCAACCAGCGCACGCACGGCGCTGTTGTCTGGTTCCCCGTCGTTGCGGGTAAGGCCGATGTGTAGTAGTAGCTTCATGGGGTATACTTGACTCCAAGGGTATAATTGGGGGGGGTATTGTTCCTGATTGCGATCTCCGGCAAGAGACCGCGTGCATTCAGTACGCCTTAATCTCGAATCCAGAATGTTTCCCCCATGAATGTCACAGGCGTGTAGTCGTGTTTCAATTCCTCCGCCGCGTGATCCCAATCGACGCAGGTATAGGGCCAACTATTGAGTACGCCTTCTTTGTGGATTGCCTCCGCCAATTCCCGTGCGTGCTCCGTGAAGTAGGAGTCATTGATTAACTCCACGCCGTCCTCCCAATCGGGTATGCCGGTAGCTTCTTCTTCTAGACGCAACAAGGCGATTAACTCTTCCTCCTCGTCCTCTGTGCGCTCGTCACTTTCAAGAGATTGCAATTCCTTGATTCGTTCTATAATGTCCAGCGAGTACAGCGTATCTGCGTGTAGGTCTATTCTGGTAGACATGGTGACTCCTTTGGGTAAGTAGTGAGTATTGGGGTAATTCGTGGTAAACTGCGTGTAATATTCGATACATGAGTGCCCTGCGGGCGCAGATACCCCTAGGAAGCCCGTAGAAGCCCTACAGCGGCTTTAAAACGTCTGGGGTATCCGAAGGTACAGGCAGCACGTGAAAGCGTGCTGTAGAGGCTCTGTGCGCATCGTAGGATGGTTGGTACACATTAACGCCCTGCACGGTTTCGTACGCAAGGCGCTTATGTGTAGGCACTACCCGCCGCGTAGGGTAGGGAGTGCCGTTGGATTCAGATTGTTAAAGAACGGGGGGTGTTACGTACTGCGTACTGGTTACTGCTGATTGCTTTCCTCCGGCATCCGTACTAAGGTGGCGCTACGGCCTAGGCTTTTCTGGTGCCGTTGGGAGCATGGGTTGAACTATATACGCATTTGTTGAGTTTGTCAAGTGAGCTTCGGACAGAGATTGCGCGAAGAACGTACACGCCTAGGATTAACCCAGAAAGAACTGGGGGAATCCGGTGGCGTGCGCATGCAAGCGCAATCCCTGTATGAGCATGAACAGCGCCGACCGGATATTGACTATCTGGCCGCCGTTGCCGCCGCAGGTGTAGACATCCTGTATGTGATTACTGGTAAAAGGAGAACGCCACATGACAACTGAGCCTCCCTTCACGGAAGAGACCCTACTTGCGAACTACCGTGCAGCCGACGAGGAGCTGCGGAAGCTCATCCTGCGGTCTGCTGGCTTGTACACAGGGTCTGCTGGCGCGGAGACAGAGGATGATCTACTTGACGCCTACCGGCGGGCAGACGCGGCGAGAAGGGATGAAATCGAACAGCACGCCCGCTCGAAGTACCTGCACATCACGCATGTACCTATACCGCAACGTTCCCCATCTCCTCGGCATTCGCGTACGTAA